AACCACGACTGAACGAAAAAACCATGGCGAAGCTCGAAATTTACGGATACGCAGAATCCGGAAAGAACTATTACGAACTGAAAGACTACATAGACGCAGAAGGAAAATATTACACAATGCTCGAATGGACAAACCTTAAAACCGGAAATACAAAACAATTCGATTGGGGAAAATGCACAAAAGAGGCTTGACAGGCCTCTTTTTTTTTTATATACTAAAAACAGTTAAACAGCACAAAAGTGCTTTTTACAACAACCATTTATACAAAATAATTTTTTAGGAGGTGTTTGCTCTGACTCTCAAGGAAATTAATGCGCTGTTTAACAATATCCGCAAAATCTTAGCCATGCTAGACAAGATTTACCACGCAGTAGAGGGCAACAAGCCCAAGGAGTAAGACGTGGGAAAAAAAGGATGGAACGTAAGAGACCAGACCGATACGAACCTTATGCAGGAATTGACCAGAACATACAAGGAGATAGACGGCGCGTACAAACTGCTACGACAGGCCGCAAAGTACGACGACGCAAAATTTTACCTTGACATGGCATTCCGAAAAAAAACAAAAGCAACTGAGATTGAGGTGGAAATCCTCAGAAGGGAAATCAACCATGGGAAAGAGGAGTAAAGTCCGAAAATCCAAAGACACAAAAATCTACAACAAGACCGCACGAAAGACAAAAGCTATCAATCTGGGGAGCGGCGCAATGCGAGGAGGCATCAGATTATGATTAACGTGTATGGTATCTACGACCAGTGCGCTATGTGCTATATTACCACCTTTAACGAGCGCGACGATAAAGTCGCCGAGCGCAATTTTAAAATTGCGCTGATGGACGAACACAACATCATGAGCAAAACGCCGAGCGACTACCGATTGGTGAGACTCGCAAAATTCGACGAACACAACGGCAATTTCGAAGAAGCAAAGGAGAACATTTACGATGGCATTTCGCTCAGTAAGTAACTTCCGCGAAACAGCAACGGCAAAACCAACCGAAGCCGGCGAGACCGTAAGACGCACATATCTCTGGGAGCGCAACGAAAAAGGCGAAAAGGTGCTGAAACTCGACCAGACCATCGACCAGCAAGCCGAAATTGACAGCTACCTAGAAGAAACCAAAATAGAAAACATCATTCGGAGAGCAAGCATCGACCCGGACATTGCAGCACGCATCAGACCGGACATCGGCGGCGGCATCCAAGACTTCACCGAAGTGCCGCAAACGCTGGCAGAACTCCAGAACATCATGCTGAGGGCGGAACAGATTTGGGATGAAGTGCCGAAAGACATCAAGCTCAAGTTTGATAACGATGTAGACAAATTTATTGCATCATACGGAACAGTCGAATGGGCTAAAAATCTGGGCATCTACGATGAAAAACAGACCGACGGAAAAGCAGCCGAGATAACAGAAACAACGGAGGCCAAAGTATAAAGTATGAACAGAAACAAAGATGCAGGATTTAACCAAGTTCCAAGGCTGGACATCACGCGAAGCCGCTTTAAGAGACGGCAGGACGTCAAGCTAACACTCAACGCAGGACAGCTTATTCCGTTTTACGTAGACGAAGTGCTACCGGGCGACACCTTTAGCATCGACCAAGCGGCAATCATCCGTATGACAACTCCTATCTTTCCGGTAATGGATAACTGTTACATGGACATCTATTACTTTTTTGCACCAAACCGGATCCTGTGGAAAAACTGGAAACGATTTATGGGAGAAAACGACACCGGGCCGTGGGCACAGACCCAAGAATACACAATCCCACAAATCAAAGTGCAAGCAAGTTCCAGCGGCAATGCATTGCCGCTGGAAGGAAGCCTCATGGATTACATGGGAATACCGACAAAAGTATGCAAGGATAAAAACACAGAATTTGAAGTAAACGCGCTGCCATTCAGAGCTTACGCAATGATATGGCAAGAGTGGTTCAGAGATCAAAATGTAGACAACCCGGCAATCAACTCTATAGATGACGCAACAGTAACCTACGCAGACGACAACAATACAACAAACATCGAAAAAATCCTTCAAGAAGCATATCGAGGCGGCAGACCGTTACCGGTCAATAAGCTTCACGACTACTTCACATCGGCACTGCCAAACCCACAGAAAGCAGGAGAACCGGTAACAATCCCAATGGGCGGAAAAGCACCGGTAAACGGGTACCAATACAACAGCAATACGAAAGTACCAGGGGTATTAAATATCGTAACGCGCAACGGGCAGTACTCCACGATAGAAAACACCGACTACGGGCCGTTACAAATTAACGCCTACAGAGAAGAAGACGGAAATGCTTACTATAAAAGCATGGACTTGTATACGGACATGAGCCAAGTACAGGCAACAACCATCAACCAGCTGAGACAGGCTTTTCAGGTACAGAAATACTACGAAGAGTTAGCCCGAGGCGGCAGCCGCTACCGCGAGATGATTTATTCGCTGTTCCACACAAAAATCAGCGATAAAACGGTACAAATTCCGGAGTATCTGGGCGGTACGCGTATCACCATCAACATGAGTCAGGTCATCCAGACCAGCGGCACAACCGCCGAGAGTCCGCAGGGCAACACGGCAGCAGTGTCCGTCACACCGTACAACGGCAGTATGTTTACCAAGAGCTTCGAAGAACACGGCTATGTTATCGGTGTATGCTGCATCCGGCATGACCATACTTACCAGCAGGGACTTGAACGGATGTGGAGTCGCAAAACCAATCTGGATTTTTACTACCCTGTCTTTGCAAATCTGGGAGAACAGGCCATCCTTAAAAAGGAACTGTATCTCACTGGCACGCCAACCGACGAACAGGCATTCGGCTACCAAGAAGCGTGGGCTGAATACCGAATGAAGCCAAACAGAATCAGCGGCAAATTCCGCAGCAACGCAACGGGAACGCTGGATAGTTGGCACTACGGCGACAACTATTCAGAGACGCCAAGTCTGAGCCAAGCATGGATGAAAGAAGGAGACTCAGAAATCCAGCGAACTCTCGCAGTGGACAACGAACCTCAATTTATTATGGATACTATCATAGACAACACGTCGGTTAGACCTATGCCTATGTACAGTATTCCGGGTTTGGTAGACCATCACTAAAGCAGAAAGGGGGAAAGCCCGGGGCAATACCCTGGGCTTATTTTTATGGGATTATTAGCAACATTCGGGATGGGGCTCCTCAAAGCAGCAGTGCCAAGCCTAGTAGGAGCAGCGGCAAATAAACTGTTTGGCACAAGCTCAAGTTACGGACAGCTAGGACAAGCAAACAGTCAAAGCAGCGGATCGAGCTGGTCGCAAGGCTCAAGCGACAGCGCAAGTTTTAGCAACAGCGGCACAAATGACGCCGTAAACCAAAGCATTGCAGCACTAGCAAACCAGTTAAGCCAAGGCAATATGGCCAACCAGCAAAAATACAATCGAAATTCGATGCTCATGCAGATGGGATACAACACCTTAGGAGCAATCCAACAAGGCGTATACAATCACATCCAGCAGCAGACAGCCATGAGCTATAACAGCGCCGAAGCCGCAAAAAACAGAGCATGGCAAGAACAAATGAGCAACACGTCTTACCAGAGAGCCGTTGAAGACATGCGAAAAGCGGGAATCAACCCTATCTTAGCATACACGCAAGGCGGCGCAAGCACTCCAAGCGGAGCGCAAGGAACAATAGGTAGCGCAAGTATGGGAATGGCATCCAGCAGCGCACTAGGAGCAACAGCATTACCGGGCATCAAACAAGACGGAAGTTGGAGCAGTCATAGCGAAGCATGGAGCCACGCAGAAAACGCAGCAGAGAGCATCCAGCAAGCTATAATGTCGAGCAGCTCAAGCCCGGTAAGACTCAAAGGAGACATGGAGGCCATAACCGAGACAGCAGTAGAAAACGCGGCCAAGCTTAAAGAAAAATTCGCAGCTTTACCCGTGGCAGACAAAGCAAAAAAAGAGCTTGCAGGACAATTAGAAAATGCAAGAAGATACTTGCCCACAGGGTATATGAGTATAAACCCAAGAGGTAAATAAATGGGATGCAATAAACCGTTAATCCGGTTTTATGTACCGCACGACAGAGAGGCGAGTGGGCGAGTGTACTCACTCGCCTCTTTTAACGAGATACACAAGACCAAAATGACATACGAAAATTTAATGTACAGAAAAGATGTAATGTTGATACCATGCGGACAATGTACCGGATGCAGATTGCGCAAGCGCAAAGACTGGGCAACGCGAATGGAGCTAGAAGCATATGGTCACGACAAAGAAAGCATCTGGTTTATAACACTGACTTATGATGATGACCACGTACCAACACAGGACACAGAAACAGGCGAAATCTATAAAGGCGGCATAAACATCTGGAAAGGCGTCTCAGAGCGTCCAAGAACGGCGCAAACTCTAAGCGTAGAGGATACCCAACTATTTATGAAAAGGCTCAGAAAGGCCATCAAAGAGCCTCTGAGATACTTTTTAGCGGGAGAGTACGGAGACAACACAGCGAGACCACACTATCATATGATACTATATGGTTGGCATCCGGACGACTTAAAACCAATCCACAAATTGTCAAGACACGGTCATTATACAAGCGATAAGCTGGTAAAAATCTGGGGACAAGGCACAGTGGACATAGCACAGGCAACACCAGAAACATATAATTATGTTGCAGGGTATGTGACCAAAAAGCTATACGGAAACGACAAAAAACGTTACCAAAAAATGGGTTTAGTACCACCATTTTGCACAATGAGCCGCAAGCCGGGGCTTGGAGACAAGTGGTTTGAGGACAACCAAGAACGACTTTGGCAGCAAGGGTACATACAGCTTACCAACGGCAAGAGAGCAGCCATACCGGAGTACTATTGGAGAAAGCTAGAAGCTGAAAACCCTGAAAAAGCATGGAGAATCAAGAAGTATCGGCAGGGAAAAGCCATAGCGTCCCTAATCGAAAGAAACGCGGAAACCGATAAACCATACGCAGAGCAGCTAAAGGACAAAGAGGCATCTATGTCCAAAAAGATGAGCAAAGCCAAAGGCATATTTTGACACTTTGGTGTCACTCAGCCAAGTAACTATCAAGTAAGCTACTTGGCTGAGTATTTTATTGATTTGCTAAATGCACACGCACGCGCACGTAATCGCGCACGCGCACGTGCATTATATTATTATTTTTATTATTAACTTGTTGTAGTAGTAGTAGTAGGGAGTGTTGAAATGTTGAATACTATGAATTTTTATCCTTGGAACGATATTTTTTGGCTAATTTTAATGTTGATACTTTTGTGGATAAC